GTTCCTATGGACGGTCGTTTCTTCCTGATCCCTCCTTCGAGCCGCAACACCCTGATGGGTCTGGCCCGTTACACCGAGCAGGCATTTGTCGGCAACGGCGACGCCATCCGCAACGGTGAAATCGGTCAGCTCTACGGTATGGCTGTGTTCGCTTCTTCCAACGCCGACACCGGCGCTGGTAACAGCGGCGCTGACCGTATCTGCTTGATGGGCCACCGCGACGCGATGGTGCTGGTTGAGCAGATGGGCATCCGTTCGCAGACTCAGTACAAGCAGGAATACCTCGGTACCCTGTTCACTGCTGACACTCTGTATGGCGTGAAGGCTCTGCGCACTGCCGCCTCTTCGTCGGCTGCTAACGCTTCCGCCGCTTACGCCTTGGCTGTACCAGCCTAATGAATAGCCCCCGGTCACAAGCCGGGGGCGTCTTTTAAAGGAGATTCAAATGGCTGCTGCATCCGCAATCACTTCCCGTCGCGGGAATGACCAATTCCGAGGCATCTTTTCAGATACTTGGGCCGTTACCTGCACTTTGGATACTGCTGAAATTGCAGACCAAGCTGCGGCGACTGACACCGTGGCTGTCCCTGGCGTTGCCTTGGGTGATATGGTGATCGGTATGTCGGCTGGCGTGAGCGAGGCTGGCGTTGTTCGCCGCGCCTACGTGTCCGCTGCTGGCGTTGTGACTATTGCCACAACCAACACAACTGGCGCTGCCGTTAACTTGGCCTCCACGACTGTCAAGTTGGTCATTGGCCGTATGGTCTAAATAGCAAGGGGACTTCGGTCCCCTTTCTCCTGAAAGAAAATCATGGCTACATTTCGTTGTTTGGCAAGTGGTAATACGGTGACGTTCACTTTGCAGCACGACATAGATTCAATGCGCGGCCACAGCGGCTACGTTCGTGTGGACGAGGAGCAAGTTCAAGAGCCGGTCAAAGAATTGCCTTTGACAGCACCTGAAAAGCGCATGGGACGCCCCCGCAAGGTGGCACCAACTGAAGTAACCATCTAAGGAGCACATCATGCCAATGGTCGGAACAAAGAAGTTTGCCTACACACCCAAGGGCAAAAAAGAAGCCAAAGAGATGTCGATGAAGACGGGCAAGCCCGTCAAGTCCATGCCTGTTCGCGGCTCTCGCACGGCAACCAACAAAGCCAAGCGGGGCTACTGATGAAGACCAAAGCTGAAAAGAAGATCAGCAAGGTCATGCGCGAGTTCAAGGCGGGTGAGTTGAACTCGGGCAAGGGCGGCCCTATCGTCAAATCCAGAAAGCAGGCAGTGGCCATCGCCCTGTCGCAAGCTGGAAAGGCGAGGAAGAAAAAATGAAGCCCGGCCTCTACGCCAACATCGCAGCCAAGAAAGAGCGCATCAAAGCCGGTTCTGGCGAGAAGATGCGCAAGCCCGGCACCAAGGGCGCTCCAACAGCCGCTGCCTTCAAAGCTGCGGCTAAGACGGCGAAAAAGAAATGAAAACGCCCGCTTGGCAACGCAAAGAAGGGCAAGCCAAGACCGGAGGCTTGAATGCCAAGGGTCGGGCGTCTTATAATGCGTCAACCGGGGGCAATCTCAAAGCCCCTGTGAAGTCGGGCGACAACCCTCGTAGGGCCTCCTTTTTAGCACGCATGGGCAATATGCCTGGGCCTGAGATGAAAGATGGTAAGCCCACCCGGCTACTCTTGTCTCTGAAGGCTTGGGGCGCATCGTCCAAAGAGGACGCTAAGGCCAAAGCCAAAGCGATCTCCGCAAGGAACAAGAAATGAGACCAGTATCAGTCGGTAGAGCTTTAACTGCTGCTACAGCTACAACGCTGTATACAGTGCCGACTGGCTATTACGCTAAGTGTGTGCTTCTTCACGCATCAAATAACGGCGGTTCAAACAAGCACATCAGTTTTAGCTGGTATGACGCAAGCGCAGCTTCGACCATACCGATCACCACTGAGTTCACGCTCACTGGTAAATCGACGCTTGCCGAGATTGAGCTCAACCAGTACTTTGTTTTAGAAGAAGGCGACTACATCACTGCGCTATCAGAATCTGGCTCAACTATTTCTGTCATCGCAACCTTTGAACAAATCGGATTGACACGCCAATGACCTACCTTCAACTTATCAATGATGTGCTGGTCCGACTGCGCGAGACGCAGGTGTCGTCCAGCAACGAAACAACCTACTCGGCCCTGATCGGTCGATTCGTCAACGACGCCAAGCGCCAGATCGAGGACGCTTTCAGCTGGAACGTGCTCGGCCAGACTGTGACGATTACCACGACGCCGGGCACGTACATCTATTCGATGACGGGTGCTGGTCAGAAGTTCCAAGTGATGGACGCCCTCAACGTCACTGCCAACGTCGGTCTGCAAAACATCAGCTTTGTGGAGATGAACCGTTTTCAGAACTTGGTTCCCGCGATCAGCGGCATCCCCGAATACTATTCCTTCGACGGCGTGGATGGCAACGGCGATACCAAGGTAGTGCTGTATGCGCGTCCAGATAACGTCTACACAATTCCCTTTGCGTTGACTGTACCTCAAGCCCCGTTGTCATCCGACAGCACTGTGGTGCTGGTGCCTGACGTGCTGGTCGTGCAAAACGCCTACGCTCGGGCGCTGGTCGAGCGCGGTGAAGACGGCGGTCTCAACTCGTCTGAGGCGTACCAGCTCTATCGCGGGATGCTGGCCGACTACATTGCGCTGGAGAGCACCCGCTACCCAGAGAACCAAGAGTTTGTCGCGATATGAGCCAAACCCTCCAGACCGCCAGCATCTCAGCGCCAGGCTTTTTTGGCCTCAACACGCAAGACTCGCCGCTGGACTTGGCGGCTGGCTTTGCTTTGGTCGCGACGAACTGCATCATTGACCAGTACGGTCGTATCGGCGCACGCAAGGGTTGGGCACGAGTCAACGCGTCATCCGGCGCTCTTGGGGCCAACAACGTGGGCGTCATCCATGAGTTGGTGCAGGCTGACGGCACGCTGACGATTCTGTTTGCGGGCAACAACAAGCTGTTCAAACTGGACGGCTCCAACGCCGTGTCTGAACTGACATACGGGGGTGGGGGTACAGCGCCAACAATCACAGCCAGCAACTGGTCGTGCGCTTCGCTCAACGGCATCACTTACTTCTTCCAGACGGGCCACGACCCGCTGATTTTCGACCCAACCATCAGCACCACGACCTACCGCCGTGTCAGCGAGAAGTCAGGTTATGTTGGGACTGTGCCTTCAGGCAACATTGTGCTGTCGGCCTTTGGTCGGCTGTGGGTTGCCGATACTGCCACTGACAACGTCACGGTGTCGTTCTCTGACTTGCTGTCTGGCCACATCTGGAGCACTGGCACAGCAGGCACGCTGAACATCGACCGTGTGTGGCCCAATGGGGCAGATGAGATCACTGGTCTGGCGGCCCACAACGGCTTTCTGATCATCTTCGGCAAGCGCCAAATTCTGGTGTACGCCAACGCTACGACGCCCGCCACGATGAGCCTGAGCGATACGGTGGGTGGCATTGGCTGCATCGCCCGCGACTCCATCCAGAGCACAGGCAAGGACATCTTGTTCCTGTCCAATTCGGGCATCCGGTCGTTTGCCAGGACGATCGTCGAGAAGTCAGCCCCTCTGGGCGACCTGTCCAAGAACATCCGCAGCGACTTTATGGCGATTGTGGCTGGCGAGACGCTGGCTAACATTAAGACCGTTTATTCTGAGGCTGAGGCGTTTTATCTGATGACGCTGCCGTCGGTCAAAGAGGTGTATTGTTTTGACACCCGCGTGCAGTTGCAAGACGGCTCGTTTCGCGTCACTACATGGAACTCAATTGAGCCAACGGCGCTGCTCTCGCGGCGCAACGGTGACGTGCTGATCGGCAAAAACGGCTACATCGGCAAGTACAGCACCTACCAAGATCACACATCGGCCTACCGGATGCAGTACTTCACCAACCACGCTGACTTGGGTAACGCCAACGTCACGTCGCTGCTCAAGCGATTGAAGGTGGTGGTGATCGGTGGCACGAACCAGTTCGTGACGATGAAGTGGGGCTTTGACTTCAGCACCAACTACTTGTCGGCCAACGCGCTGATCCCAACGCAGGGTGTGTCTGAATACGGCATTGGCGAGTACGACATCGCTCAGTATTCTGAGGGTGTGGCCTTGCAAACCTTATCGACCAGCGCAAGCGGCAGCGGTAAAATCGTGCAAACCGGATACGAAACCAACATCAACGGCTCGCCGCTGTCGATTCAGCGGATTGAAATTCAGTCCAAAGACGGCAAGATGTCGTAATCAACAAGGAGATTGATGTGTCGAATTATGTACAGTCCACGAATTTCGCCACGAAAGACGCGCTGCCGTCTGGCGATCCGTTGAAGATCGTCAAGGGCACCGAGATCAACACGGAGTTCGTCAACATCGCTGTGGCCGTAGCGACCAAAGCTGATCTGGCGTCGCCTACGTTTACGGGCAGCCCAGTGCTGCCAACTGGCACAACTGGCGTTACGCAAACGGCGACCGACGACAGCACCAAACTTGCGACTACAGCTTTCGTGCAAGATGTGGCGCTCGCAGTCAAAGAGGCGTTGTTCCCTGTTGGTTCGATCTACGTTAACGCAAGCGTGACAACGAACCCAGGTACTTTGCTTGGTTTTGGTACTTGGGCGGCCTTCGGTGCTGGTCGAGTCATGGTTGGCTTGAACGGCAGCGATACTCTGTTCGATACATTGGAAGAAACTGGTGGTAGCAAGGATGCTACGCTGGTCAGCCACAATCACAGCGCAACATCTTCTGTTAGCGATCCGGGTCACTCACACCGAATTGATTTTGGTGCTAGTTTTGCAGGAGCCTCATTTGTTCAGCCAACAGTAAACGATATTGGTCAAAACATCAACACAGCCGGGGCTACTACTGGAATTTCTGTTTCTACATCTATTGGTTCTACTGGCTCTAGTGCCACCAACGCCAACCTCCAGCCGTACATCACCGTGGCGATGTGGAAGCGTACTGCTTAATTTTGATCGGAGTTTGATATGTCACTTCTCGCAATAGGCGGTTCTCTCTTAGGTGGTGTGTTAGCAGGCAGGTCTGCTAAAAAAGCCGCGCAGGCTCAAGCAGCCGCGCAAGAACGTGCAGCGCAACTAGCGGCTGAAGAAGCCCGATTCCGTCCGGTCGGCATCACGACGCGCTTCGGTCAGTCGCAGTTCACGACTGGGCCTGATGGCCGCGTGTCGGGCGCGAGCTACGAGTTAAGCCCCGAGCTGGCGGCCATGCAAGACCGCTTCTTGGGTCTGGCAGGTGGCGGGCTGACGCAAGCCGAGCAAGCGCAGGCGCAGTTCGCGCCTCTGGGCCAAGCAGCGCAAGGTCTGTTCGGCC